AGATGAATGCGGTAAGAACTAATGAGAACACAACGAACTCACCAAACTTAACTCTCTCTGCTACTAAACCTGAAACTATAGTTGCTGCTGTTCCAGCAAATGCTGCTTGGAATAAAAAGTCAACTGTTGGAACCAGTCCTGCTTCACCAATTAACTCTGGTGTTACAGTAGGATCAAAAAATAAACCGTTGAAATAAAGGGAACCAGCTATAACGGGATCACCGTACATTAAAGAATACCCAACAAACCAATATGAAGTTACTGCTAATGCAAATACAAATAAGTTTTTAGACAGGATGTTGACAGCATTTTTCTGTCGGCACATACCTGCTTCTACCATTGCGAATCCTGCATTCATAAAGATGACTAGGATTGTTGCTACAAGTAACCAAAGGTTATTTGCTAGAAATGCTGCATTAAGTTCACCAGGCAACTCATTTGCATGAGCAGCAAAGTCAAATAAACCTAAACCTAATAGAGCAATTGGAACACAGGCTAACCACATTAAAGAACGATGTGATCTAAACCCACGGATATTCTGTAGAAGGATCATTGGTCCTTCTAATAGACTGGCCTCTTGAAGACGGTTCTTCCGTCTGGGAGAGGATACTGTCATAAACATACCTTACAAACTATAGTATATTATATCACACTATCTTTTTGGTATCACTATTATACCGTTTCTGTATTTGTTGATACTGAATAGTATTAACATTTGCAAACATAAAAAAAAGACCCCCTACAATGTAGGAGGTCCGATCCATCTCGAACTACTAATATTTAGAGTTCGGTTGTGGTTACAGGTTCAGTAACAGATTCCTTTCAGAATGTGAACTTAGCACCGATTTTACCACCGAAGTTGATTAGGTCATCGCCAGAAGCATCTTCGTCAGAAATACCAGAGATTTCGCCGTAAACAGCAAGATCTTCGTTGATTCCTACAGAAGCACCAACCTTACCAGAGAAATCTGTCTCGGTATCATCAGTTGTTTCTGTATGTGTGAATGCTGGACCACCTTGAACGTAATATGCAACCTTACCTTCGCCAGTTGTTCCCTCGAAACCTACGTGAACGTCTGTAGTAGCAGTTGTATAATCGCCATCAGGATATGATGCGTTAGCTTCTACGTTCACGTAAGGACCAGCAAAAGCGGCTGAAGAAAGTAGAAAAGGTGCAGCTGCAGCAGCAGCTAATGTTGATTTGATAGACATGATTGTTTTTATTTGTCTCGCATGGGTAATAAAAAACCCTTGCGGATGATAGACTCCCCGACATGGGAATCTTTTATACATCTACGCAGGGTTACGATTCTTCGAGTCCTTTGTAATTGTTACAACTGGCACATATGCCAGTTCATATTATTTATAATACCAGATTATTGAAACGGTGTCAATATATGACAGTCACTTATGTGGTTGTCACTCTGGCTGTGGATTTTCCTGCTTTTTTGCCTGACTGTTTTCGGTTATCCGACCCAAATATGGATCATAGTCCATATGTTCTGCAATATTAATACTCGCTCCTGCCTGTGACCAGTATCCCCAAAGTGCTTCATGATTCGATTTATGGAACACTTCTACGTGATCAGGATGAATACTTGAACCCAACTCTACCTTATACATGAACAAAGGAATAGCAAATGTATTACCTGAATTATAAACTAAATCATCTGCAACAGGTCTAGGTTTAACACCTTGATCCAACTTATACTTTTGCTTTCCAGTATACCCACCTCTACAATGCAACCTTACTAACTTTTCTGCATGATGTCTAGTAATTGCATAGCAAGCAGTAGAGAAATCATTTACAAATCTCTTATGAAGTCTAACATGCAAATCTCCCGTGCATATGATTGCCATCTGAACAACGTCCCAATCATATGGAAAGTGTGCAACTAGATCTGCCCAAGTAAAATTCCAATACTTAACCAATTCCAAATCACAATCATCTTCCATCATAATTGCAAAGGGAGCATCACTGTTATCCAAGAAATGCTTCATTGCTTTAAGGTGTGATGTAGTGCATCCTATCTCACCTGATGACATCATAGTAGGATAAGTTCCTTTTATGATGTCACTTAAGTCATCTTCTCTACCATCATAAGCAGAGATACGTGTATAGTCTTCTATCTCCCAATACTTAAATTGGTTCTCCATATACTCCCATCTCTCTGGCTGACCATCAAGATTGATGCAATAGATAGGAGCAATTCCTTTAAGTTTATATACGGACTTATTGTTATCCATTAATTCTAGTGTTTCCATAGTGAATTACTTCGCATCCATTGATAGGTGGGCATTTTCTCCAAGGATCTATAATAACAGAACCTTCTGGGAAGATATCTTTCTGTTGCTTCTCTGGATCAGGATCCAAACAACCCAAGAAAGTAGTAGCAGGATCATGTGCTAATAGATATGCAGCAGCACCTAGATCTTCAGGTGGTTTGTCACCAGTATAATCATCATCATAGAAAACACTGACTCCAAACTTTTCAACATAGTGTCCTACAAGGAGACTATATGACCCTGCAACATATTCTACATGAGGTTTGTATGCTTTACCTACAATTACTACAGGCAACCCTGTTCTAACCAATCTCTCCGCAAGATTACGTGCCTGAACTTCTCTTGC